TGTCAAACGGATTAATATAGTAGGAAATCGTGGGACCGGGGGTCAGCAGGGTTTTGTCTATGGCGATGATGGAATCGCCCCCTGCGTGAACGCTCACATCTTTGCAGACCCCATGAAGATTAAGATAAACAATCCGGACGGCAGTTTCCAGCTCCGCAGGATTACACCGATTGAATGCGAGCGCCTGCAAGGGTTTCCTGATGACCACACATTGGTTGGTAATTATGACGGATCTGTTGAGCGTATTTCCAACACGCAGCGATACAAAATGTGCGGTAATGCGGTGACTGTTGACGTGGTTGCTGCCGTGGCGAACAAGTTAAAGCCCTTACTATGATACGTGACGAATATGAATTGTTGGCCTTTAACGACCTGAATGTGGCCAAGGCATACCTTGACATGGTATATAGTGTGTTCGAGTCCCTAAACAAAGATTTTGACCATAGGGCTGACGAATTGTCTACTGCCTACATCGGGTTGTATGACTTCACCGAAAAATATCGCCACCGAATGGATGACATAGGTGCGGTTACGAAATTGATTGACGAGGCCAGATCAAAGCACCGGGACGTATTGGCCAAACTCCAAGTGGCCCTTGATGAAGTGGTCCAGCTCACGGAGCAAAAAGAACGGGCGGAGTCCGATGCTATCATGCTTCAGGAAATCAATACCGGGTTGCTCGATGAAAATAAAAAAATCAAGGAGTCGCTGAAAAATTTTAAAATAATTTGAAAAATTGAGTAGTACCTATTATATTATAGATACTATAATAGTAACCATACTATAATAGTAACTATACTATAATAGTAACTATAATCCCTAAAGGGATTAATATAATAGTAACTATGAACGAGAAAAGAGAAAACTTCTACCTTGCGAACAAATTTAAGTTTGAGGTGGAACGGGTAATGGGAATCGACCTATCCGACAAGACGAGAATCATGGAATACCAAATGAGCCGGATGGCGTTTTGCTACATCGTCCGAAACGAATTGCCTAAATGTTCATATGGGGAGTTAGGCATACTGCTCAATCGTGACCATGCGACCATGATGCACTCCTACAAGCAGGCCAGATCCCTAATGCAAACAAACGACAAGACATTCGAGAAGTATTATTCAGACATAAGGATTTGCTTTGACAATGTTCGAAACTCAATAAGCGAGTCAACGCTTGTCGAGCTGGAAGGATTGAAAATGCACAACATCCTGAAGGAGTACCTTCATTCATCGAACCTAACTGAAGCACAAAAGAATCGCTCGCTTAAAATTTTAATCTCAAGAATTAATTGATATGGCCCGTAAAGACAAATTTATCCGTGACGGAGTTGAATACAGCTCCAAGAGAGAATACTACAATGCCGTAGAGCGTGGTGAGGCCAAGGACGATAAGTGCAACCCATTCCTCCTTCACTTTGGTTTCAACTATTGGGGTGACCGAGATGGTGTAGAGGCTTACGAAATGAGAAAATACCATATGCGCACGCAAAGCCCAAAAATCGCCCGAGGTGGTTCAAATGAGTGATTTGGAAAAACACCCGGCACTGTTTTACCTTTGAGATATTATCCACAAAACCCAAAATCAAATGTCAAATTACAAGTTCAAAACAACCAACATTAAAGGAAAGGAGTACGTCCAAGTAAACGACCGAATCCTATTTTTCCGTAACGAGCCGAAGTACAACAATTGGTCATTGGAGAGCGAGATTCTCTCTCTTGAGGCGGAGTCGTGCGTGATTCGTGCAACAATTCGAAACGCAGAAGGATCTGTCGTAGCCCAGGGCTTGGCCCAAGAAGACAAATCTTCCAGCTACATCAACAAGACATCGTTTGTTGAGAACGCAGAAACGTCAGCATGGGGCCGTGCATTGGCCAATCTCGGTATCGGTATCGAAACATCAATTGCATCCTCACAAGAAGTTGAGATGGCCATTGGAAAGCAGGAACTGCTTACAAAGAAGCCAATCACGCAGGAAACCCTTGACAAGATGAAGGCAGCAATAAGTGCAGGAGATGTTGAACGAGTGAAGGCGGCAATATCAAAGTTTGATATCAGCGAGGCCCAGATCAAATACATCGGATTGTAATGTTCTACTCTGACGAAGAATACTACGCAGACCGTGAGTTCCTAACGAACTCATCTCTGAAGTTGTTGCACAGATCTCCCGTGCAATTTTACCAATGGCTTACGAACACCGGGGGTAATGAAAGCACAACTGCACTTGAGGTAGGCAAGGCGTTTCACGCATTGTGTCTTGAGAACGTAGTAAACTTTGTCGGATACGATGGTACTCGCAGAGGTAAGGAATACCTTCAGTTCCGTGAGCAGAACGATGGGAAAATCGTGTTGGCCAAGAAGGATGCGGACATGATTTACGCTATGCAGAATGTTCTTATGAAAACCCCCCAAGTCATAGAACTTATGTATAACAAGGATGATGAACAACTCACGGAACTACCTTCGATATCAGAATGGGATGGTATCCCAATCAAGGGCAAGGCAGATATGGTTGTAGAGAAGAACTTCGAGCCTGCGTACCTTATTGACCTGAAGACAACGGGAGGAACGCTCGAAGAGTTCCGTAGGAGCGCAAAGTATATGCACTACGACCAACAAGCAGCAATCTATTGCAAGTTGTTTGAAGTTGATACGTTCTACTTTGTTGCAATTACAAAAAACTATCCTTACGAGGTTGGTATCTACAAGTGTTCACCACAGTTTCTTCAGCAGGGAGCAATCAAGGCCCAAGAAGCGATTGATAAATACAAAAGGCTATTCTTGAACAATAAGTTTAACCCATATAATGCAGCAGAAATCGGTGTCCTTTGACCAATTCACACAAAACGTATTAGACGTTACATCCTCGCATTGTAAGTTGACATACGATGAACTAACTACCTCTAAAAAGAAAGAGGTCGTTAATGCCCGGAGCATTGTTGCCGTAATCCTTCGTGATGGCGGAACAACGTACCAAAGCATTGCAGACATTCTTAAAGTAGACGTTTCTGGCGCTCACGCATACGTGCAGATGCACCAATCACGACTGTCCGATAAGAGTTACTCGTTAATGTATTCGAAGGTGCTTAAATCAATTGAAAGCATCGAGAGCATAGATGGCGATATTCATAGTAAGGTAAACAATCTCCTTGTCCGGTTGGAGAAAGTAGAGAACCGGGTAAATCATTTAACATCACTTTTAACATCCTAACATGGAAAATAAGCGAAAGTACGTAGGTCGTGTTGAAACCAAGTCAACACAATATGGTGACATCATCAAGCTGGGAATCGGCCCAAATGATTTCGAAATCATCAACGCATCAAAGAGTGCAAAGGGATGGGTAACCATCGACATCAAGGCCAAGCAAGGCGGAGGCTACTATGGGGAGATTGCTACCTTTGAGCCGAAGTCGAACTATGGTCAGCCAAAGCAGGCTACCCCGGTCAATGATGACTTGTTCTAATTAAAATAGGGAGGGGAGTAGGAATATCGAAACCCTCCCGACTTTTAAAATTGGAAGATAACAATATCTACCACCTTGAGGTGCAATATAGGTGGACAACAAAGCGTGGAAACGCACTAACGCACCACTACAAAGATGACTACGCCATATCAAGATATAAGGATCTGGAGTACCTGAACCTTGATAACGTGAACTACACAATGGCGTTGAAACGCCTTGGACTAATGGGAAAATCACTTCACGAATTTAAGGTAATGAAGATTTACAGCTCAAAGGTGGTTGGACAACACCAATAACACACACAAACACACACAACTATGCAAGATTTCATCTTTACACTTGACAACATAAAGGAGCAAGTGAACAATATGCGCCAAAATGGCGTAAAGAAAGGAGAATGGGTTGGGTTCGACCAGCTCTTCGACAAGTATTCAATAAAGCGAGGAAGCACTACATATATTTATGCAGGTGCGCACCAAGGCAAGTCACAATTTGCCTTTGAGATTATGATGAACTTGGCCGAGTTCTCCGGTTGGAAGTGGGCAGTATACACTCCGGAAACGGGGTCCCCTGCCGAGGTTTATGCAGAACTCGCATGGTGCTATCTTCGGAAGCCATTCCTATTGAACGACAAGATTAACGCTACAGATCTTGATGCAGAGAAGGCTTTAAAGTTCTTGAACGAACACTTTTATGTGATTGACCCGGGACTAAAGGACTTGACGATTGAGGGCTTCTATACTGCGGTAGAAGAGATTGAGAAGCGTGGTATCAAGATTGACGGATGCCTTGTGGACCCGTTCACGGAAATTAAGACGGATGTTGCAGCCGGGCTACGTGACGATATCGCCATCGGCCAGATCCTAACCAAAGTGCGTAAGCACTCCAACGATAAGGACTACCACACCATCGTAACAGTTCACACCAAGCATCAGCAGGCAAAGTATAAGAACGGAATCCCATATGTTGACGTTCCTACCATGAACGATATAGCAGGAGGTATGCAATGGTCACGCAAGGGCATGATGATTGTCAACGTATGGCGCTGCCCATATGGCCTGGAAGACGAGAAGGGCGTACCCTATGAGCCAAACCAAGTGAAGATATCTATTGTTAAGGCAAAGCCGAAAATTGTAGGTGGCCTTGGATATATTTATATGTATTACGACAAGTTGAGCAATCGATATTACACTTACGATGAGTCAGGTCAGCGAAACTATTCTCATGCCCGGCACAAAGCACCATTAATTATTGAGCAAAAGGATTTAGAGTTTTAATTGATTAAAATGGAACAAGAACAATTCATAAGGATTGCACTTGCACGGCTTCGCAAGTATTATCCATACTACCCGCAAAGAATCGCTATCGCAGCGCAAATGTATCGGAAATGGTTGATTCGAAATAAGTAGTGTAAGATGAAAGATTACATTATATCCGACCCCGGTGATGAACAAGAGCATATACAGCTCAATAGAAGAGCTAATACGGCTCAAATTGTAAAGTAAATGAGCCACAAAGTGTAAAATGATAACCTTTAACACCAAAGAGAAATGAAAAACAAAATGGCAAAATTTAAGAAAGGCGACCGAGTTCGCTACATTAGAGAAGTT